GTTTAAAGTTAACCTTATCGATACCACCTACATAAGCAATACCTATAGAGTTTTTGTTCTGACCTCTACAATGAGCACCTTGTGTGTTTAAGGATCTTCCTTCATGCACTGTGCCATCTAAATAAACTAGGAAATGATATCCAATATCAGACCAACCTCTATCTAAATGCCATCTTCTTACATCTTCCACGGTAGTATGCCTACCTTCAGGAGTTGCTGTGCAATGAACAATTACCTTATCAACGTTTTTCATTAATTATACATACGAGCTAATTTAGATGCTGCCACACCGTCTTTAGTCACGGAACCACCTTTGCCAATTTCCATAGCATAAGCGAACTCTTTCAAGCTTTTAAGACTTGTTGGATTTGTAGCTGGCGGTATAAACGTAGTACCCATACCATCTTCAGTGTTATCTTCTATGTAACCCTCTGTTTGCTTCTTAACGTAATCGTCATATTTTGGTTTATGTAGTTTTTGAATTGAATCTTGGTATTGCTTTTTCTTAGAATCTACTTCTTGTTTGCAAGGAGATCCTATGTATTTTTTGTAAAGTCCTGAGTCTTTCATATTTTTATTTTTTAGATTTATTTTTACTACAAAAGCTTTTAGCAGCTGCAACGCTACCAAAGCCCCATTTTTTTAAAGCCATAGCTTTCTTTGTTGGTTCTCCTTTAGCATCTTTCATAGCGCCTGCCATACCGGCAAATCTACATGCAAATGAAACTCTACGTTTTCCTGTACCTGAGGTTTGTCTTGATCCTAATGTTTTACCTGTTTCAGATGTGTAATCCTTACGCATCTTTCTATTCTGCTTTTCGTAAGCTGCTTCTTTAATTTGAAACGGTGATTGTTTATTCATCTTTTTCTTTTTTAAGATTTATCCACTTATGAAGCGTGTACCCAATAGTTACTAAAAGTAAAAACACTTTTAAATAATCTTCTATTTGCGTGAAAGTTGTAACTCCTATTGCGCCTACATTCATAGCGTAAAGTTTGATGTCTGATATGCTCATTATTTTTTCTTTTTATCTTGTAATGCTATTATTTTTTTAATTCTGTCTTCTTCATATTTTAACTTTTTAATATCTTTCTTACTTAAACCTAAATCTAATAGCATTTGCTTTTGATCTTTAGTATTTGTGTCTTTTTTTAAAGTAATTATTTTATCTCTAAGTATAGTTTCAGGTGTTTCTATTTCTTTATCTTTAACCCCGTAGAAAGGTAAACCTACGTCCCAAGTGGACCAACCAAGACTTAAAGCAACTTTCTGCCATTTAGCTGATGTGTCACTAAATATAGATCTTATATTGTTTAGTTTTTTTATAGCTCTATCAACTGGTATATTCGTCAAGCCAGATATAACTTGAGCACTAGCCAAGTAAGCTGGGTTGTTTAAGTTGAAGCCTTCTTCTTTAATCTCTTTTCTATTCCAAGAAAAAGTATTAGCCGCGCTTTTTAGTTTTCTAAATTTAGCACTTAGTGGTGGTGAAAAACCAATTAAATCATCTATGGCTTTACTAAAATCAGGAGATTTTTTATCATTTTCTTCTGCAATAGTCATCAAAGCGTTTTTAAGAGAACCAACGGCTACACCGGCAATACCTCCACCTTTCAGTAAAGAATCAACCATTCCATTTACTATTCTACCGGTTTTAGACTTTAACTTAGCATCTTTCTTTTCTTCATCTTCTTCATCATCAAATGCTAAAGCAAATAAAGCTGTTTGTAAAGAGTTAAATATAACGTTTTGCATAACTCCATAATAAGCTATCTTAGAAACATTAGTCTTCCAATCGCCTCTTCCGTTTATTAAATCCTGAGAAGATCTTTTTATTATCCTTGCGTACTGCATAGGTGTATTAGCAAACGCTAATATAACACGACCAGCAGTTGACGCTTGTTGTTGGCTTATCTTACTAGGATTACTTGATTGTTGACTTTCTTCCGATAAAGCTCTAAATTCATCAAAAGCTTGTTTCTCAGCTAATTTCTGATCCATACCTCCTTTAACAAGAGCATCGACTGTATTTCTATAAAAAGTAGAACCGCCAGATGCGATAGCAAAACTATCCGCAAACCTAGTCATTACAAAACCTTTGCTTAGTAAGAAAGCTAAAGCTGCTTTTGGTTTGTTAGAACTCTCAGCTACAGCGTCAGCAATTTCAGATTCACTAACGTTTATTTTAAGACCATTACGTCTTTCAACTAAGTAAGGAGAATTCATCAGCGTCATGAAATCACTCCAGTATTGTTTTTGATTAACAAATGCTTTACCGGCAGCTAGTATATTATTAGGTCCACTGACTTGTATAAAGTTAACCGCGGACAATGTTTGAAGTATTGCAGATCTTGTGTTTAAGAACATCACAGCACCAACTGAGTTGTTTAACCAGTCTAATACCTGATTAGCAACTCTAGAGCCTCCTATGGGTCTATTAGAGCCTGATTTCATTCTACGTAGATTATCTTTTAAAGCTTCAACGTATTTAGATCCATATGCAGCCTCTAGTTTAGATAAGTTTTCTTTAGAGAATATAATATCAGCGTTCTCTAAGAACTCTTGCATGTATTCTTTTCTATTAACCTTTTCTATCTCTTGAGTTATATCCGTTGTAATACTTCCAGCTAACCAACTGTCTTTTGGCTTAGGGTACGGTTTGCCTTTTTGTATCTTAATTAACTCGTCTACAAAAGTATTCAACTCCGCGTCTTTACTTACAAAATCGTTAAGCTCTTTAGCATCTCTTTTAGATAAACCAGGAACTTCCATACCTTGTCTAGTCCACGCTGCAACTCTTACAGCGTTGGAAAAAGTAAATCCTCCAATACCTGTTAGTTTAGACAAACTCTTAGGCAATGTTTTTAAATTACTTTTTAAAGCTTTAAAATCATTAGCAGCTTGTATCTTAGCGTTAACAACCGCTATTTCAGCTTTGTTATAAGGATCTAGTAGGTTTGTTTTGTAAAAAGCCATTTGAGCGTCACCCTTCTTGCCTTTGCTTAACGTTCTATAAAGTAAACCTGTAAAGTCTTCAGCAGAGGCTGGTATAAGAAAGTTCCACTTGCCTTTGCTTGCGCCTATTGTTTGAGCTCTAGCTGGTGAATATGTTTTGTAAGACTCAATACCTGTAGAGTCTTCTATTATGTCGTTAAATATTTCGTTAAATACTCTTTTCTTACTAGCTTTTGCTAGTTGAACTTTAGACTTAACATCTATTTGATCAAGAACTTCTTTAACTGCTTTAACGTTTCCTGTGTGATCGTCAGCAAAATAAAAGTCATTATAACCATCAGCTGCTTTTTGAGCTATCCAGTTTCCTTTAGCAGAAGGAGAACCATCGCCTAATCCAGTGATATTAGCAAGTGGAATATCTAATCCCATGCTAGCTAAAAATTCTTTAATTGGTCCAGCTGCGTCCGCAGGTCTTGCCGTTAAAACAAACACATCATCAGTTCCACGTTTGTCCGCTATGATTTTAGCTACATCTAATAGTGGTCCTTTACTTCCTTGCATTACTTTACTAAATTCAGAGAAATCCCACTCAGCTCCTTCAGCCTCCATGTTACCTGCTTCTTTAGCAAATGTAGCAGCATCTATTTTACCTGTAGTTCCATCAGGCATTGTGTATAACACGTTGCTTTTAGTTCTAGCTAATGTATCGTCAAAGTCAAAAACTCTTATTTTTCTAACAGGTTGATCTAGTTTTCTACCAAGAGTTGCTGCTTTATCATAAGTACCAAGAACGTCTATTTGCTCTTGTATAGTCATGTCAGTATCTATCTTAGCTCCAAAGCTATCGACGTTTACTTTACCAGACTTTAACTCTAGAGAAGCTATAGGCTCATAAGCTTCTATTCTAGCTTGAGCTGTTTTACCATCTATAGCGTCATCTTGTTTTGCTTGCTCATTTATTAATGAATTCTGAGCATATACTATGTTTGGATTTTTTTTGCTAGCTTTACTCTTAACGCCTACGTTCATTAGTTCAGCTACAGATTTTCCAGACTTAAGATCTGTTATACCATTCATGTTTATACCAGAAGCTGACAATCTTATATACCCAGCGTTAGGTGTTAATATACTTATGCCTTTAGGTAGGGTTTTTGAAAAGCCAGCCATATCTATTAATACATCAGAAGCATTGGAAAGCTGTACTTGAACGAAATTATCTCTAACTCCTTGCATTACTTCAGATACATTGTTAGTAGCTAAACCTGTTATAATAGCAGCTCCTATAGAAGATGCTGGAGGACTATGCTCTTCAATAAAATCAATTTTTCTAGTTGCTTGTTTTGTTCCAGATGGCGCTTTTTCAAAAACATCAGAAACACCTTCAAAAGGAGCTGCTATTTTTATTAAACCAGTTGTTCCTTGGTAAGCTTGAGCTACTAATAAAGCGGCATCGTTTAAAGGTATCTGTCCACCTTGAACACCTGTGTTTAGTATATTTACAAAATCATTTAAAGCGTTCATGTTAATAGCTTCTTGAGCTTTACGTGTTTTCTTTGATTTTGTATCTAATTTAGAGTCAGGTTTTATAGTTACTCGTTTAGCGTTTTCTAAGTTTGATATTATATCAGAACTGTAAAACTTGTTATTAAGCTCAGCAGCTTTTATAGCATTTTCATAATTAATATCGGTTACTCCGTAATACAAAGATCCTCTAGAAGGTTTAATTGTCACGTTTGGTCCATACTTATCATCTATGGCTTTTTGCGTAGGTAGTGTGTATTTTACCTTACCAGCACTTGTTAAGCCCTTAGTGCCTATAATTGTTTTGCCATTAGTTAGATCATAGTAATAAACACCTTTAGAGTCTTGCTTTCTTGATGCGCCAAAATTCTGAAGTTTTAATAAACTCAAAGCAGGAGCTGGTATTTTACCGGAAATAATAGTGTTTAAAACAGAGGCAATCCTGCTTTCTCTATTTTTATTAGTAACAGTTATGTCTCCTTTTATGTTTAACTCAGACTTGACATCATTTATACCAGAAGTTTGCATTACCTCAGCCACTTTTGATTCAAGAGCTTGCGAGTTTAATGGCTTTCGTTTTTTGCTAGCCATAGCTCTATTCTTGCCAGCTGCAACGTCTTGCTTAGCTTCTAAGCTTAAATCCGTGTCAGATCTTACAATTTCATTTGTAACTAACTTACCGTATAAACCAGCTATACCTTTTAACGCTTGAGCTTGTGGTGATCTAGCGTCAAAACCTTCAGCTTTCTTACCTTCAACAATCCCAAATGTTTCTAAGAAATCAGCTTTACTAATTCCTTTGTTTAATTTAAAAGGAGCAAGTCCAGCGCCTTTACCTAATCTAGCTTGTTTAGTATAAAAAGCATTAAGCAAACCTTTTGGCACGCCAGTAGACGTACCTAAGAGCTTCTCTGTTGCAGCTTCTACAACCGCCCCTTCTGGTAATATCTTTAATAATTTATCTGCGTTCTTATTGACAAATTGCTGAATAGCTGTAGCATCACCTTTTGATAGGTTTGCTGTAGCTACTGTAAGTTTTTTAACTGGTATACCAATTTCAGCTGCAATAATTTCAGGAGCTAAGTCACCAAGTTTTTTAAACGTTAGATTATTAGGATCGATGCCTTCAATTTTTCCTAGTATTTGCTCTTTAATTTTAGCTACAGCTTCGTTAGAAATAAAAGAACTTGGTTTTATTTTACTTGACGTATCTTTTGTTTCTTTAGCAACAGTCGTGTCTTCTGCCGCAACATCTTCAGCGGCTTCCATTCCTTGAGTAATTCCTTCTTCAACTGATTTAATACCTAGTCTTTCAGCTAAACTATTAGCTCTTAAATAACCTCTACTTGTAATAAACTTTTCTAAAGGCTGTTTTGCTAAAAATTCACTATTAACCATTGTGGTTATATCAGACTTCATAGACTCTACAAACTCCTGTCTTGTAACGTTTTTCTTAGCATCGGGTGCTATAGGATCGTACAAAGCTTTAGTTCTGCTTTCTACAAAACTATCAACAGTAGGTTTTATATCTGCAGCTAATTCAGCTTCTAATCTTTGCTGCTTAGCGCTTTTAGCGAAAGGCTTATTAAACTTTTTAGCTAAAGCTTCACCTTCTTTTTGTATTTTTTGTATTTCTTTTACTTTGTCTTGAGCTTTTTGATCTTGCTCAGATGTAAGTTTCTGAGATTTTTTAACAGTTCCTAAGTCAACAGCATCGTCATTAAGACCCATATCAACTTCGCTTAGAGTTACACCAGCAGTGTCTAAAGTTTCTTGAGATAAACCTTTACCACTAATAACATCTTTATTAAAAGCCTTTAAAAAATCTAAAACTTGATTTCCATCTTTAAAGCTTTGTTTCCAGCCTACTGTTTCTAGTATCTTATTACCTAAAGCTTTCAACGCGCTAACTTCTTTTATTTTTATACCTGTATTACCTTTAGAATCTGGTGTCAAAGCGTCACTAGTTACAGCCATTACTTCTTCGTAGAAATCTGCTTCGCTAATTGATCCATCATCTAGATCTTTCTTGTATTGATCTAATAGTACTTTAGTATCGATGTCTACAGTTATGTTGCTGTCATTTTGTAAAGAATCGTAAAGATCCATACCCATTTTTAACTTCTTATCCGGATCTACTTTGCTTGCAAAAGCATGAAAAACTTCATGTTTATCAGCTGGTATTACTCCATCAGCTTCGCTAGAAGCATTATTTATAACAACCTGCTGCGTGCCGTCTGGCAATGTAGCTATCAAACCGTAGCCTTGGTCTTCTGCTGGTAATATTTCGTTAGTATCAGGATCTCTAGTTACTTCAAGCTGTATACCTTGAGCTTTTAAAGTTTCAAAGCCTCCTAATAAATCTTCTGTGTTATCAAACCTTGTAATACCTGTGTCACCTAATTGGTTGGCAACAACTTCTGATCCCTCTTGAATCTGTCTATTAGTTAAAGCAACTTCTCCATCAACGTTTTCAAACTCAGCATTAGCCTCTATTAATTCTGATTTTTTTACTTGTTGTTTTATTAAATTATCTTTAAGCTGCTTAATCGCTGCTTCTTTACCTTCTGTGAAACCAGTTTCTTTATTCAAGGTTTCCATGTCTTGTCTAATACCAAATATATTAGATTCTATTTGAGACAATTCTCTAACGCTTTCGATGGGCATAGTAGTAAACCTTTGTAAACCTTTGTTTATTTCATTACTACTATCTTTAACTAATCCTGCTATTTTGTTTGTTACTATACCTCTAGCTTTACTAGATAAAACATTTGGAGGTCTCAAGCTAATCTCTAACTCTTTTATTTGGTCGTAGTTCTGCTTGATTATTTGGTTGCTATCTGCAGACTGAGTCATACTTACTATGCCTTTAGCAAATCCAGGTGCTTTATAAACAAGACCACTCATCATAGCTCCACTTACCATAGCCGTAGGAACTCCTTCTAGTAAAGGAACATTTTTACCTAATATTACATTGTCAAATATATTACTAGCAAACTCTACTCCACCTTCAGACAAAGACTCTCCAGCTACATCAATCCCGTAGGTCTTTACAGCTCTAGCGCCTTGTTTAGTAAAAACGCTTTTAATTTGATCAACAAAACCTTTTTTTATTTTACTATCTAAGTTAAATGCTTTTTGACTTCTTTTTATTATACCAAAACTAACTTTTTCAGACAAAACCTCAGCCGCACCGTTAAGCATAGCCACGCCATACATCTGGTAAGGATTGTACTCTATTTTTGCTGGCTCTTCGCCAACACTACCACCTTCAACCCAAGCGTCATGAACTTTCTTGCTTTCGTCGATTTCGGTTTGCATTTCTTTAAAGCTAGACCCAGCAGATGAACCTCCCATTATTAACAAACCAGCCCCACCACTCGCCATCAATATTGCTGTGTTTGGTATTTGACTTCCTATCATTTGAGAAGAAAACATACCAACATCTGCTAAACTGCTTATCTCAGATAACTCAACAGGCTTAGCCATGCCCTCTGTTATTCCGTCTTGATAACTATCTATAGTCTCGTTTATTTCTTTTCTTTTTTCTTTATAAGAATCACTATCAACTAAAGCCGATGCCATTGCGTTAAAAGGTGCTAAAGCTGTAAATACTTTGTTGTCAGCAAAGTTAAAAGCATTCGGAGCGTCAGCTAATCTAAATAAAACCTCTTCAACACCTTGAGCTAAATCAACACCAGCCATTCCCGCGCTAGTTACAAAGTTAGCTGTGTAGCTATAGTTTCTTTCTAAAAAATCAATATTTTTAGCTAGACTTTTTTTATCAGTAAGAATGTCATCTATTTTCTCATACTCACTTTCGTATACTCCTATTAGCTTTTTCTCTTGATTCTTTAGCTTCTCAAACAAACCATTAGCTTTATCAACCTCTTCTTGAGACTGGTAATCAGCCTCACTTAATTGTTTTAAAGCTTTTCTTATAGCACCTATATCGTTTTGAGCATCTTTAACGGTTGTTAAAACTTGATTTTCTCTTTTGTTAACGTCTAGCTGGTTTATTTTAGCATATAAAGCCTGTCTTTCTTGTGATTCACCCTTAGTAAAAACGTCTCTATTAGAATGAATCCACTCTTTTATATTAGCGTCTTTTGCTTTACTTTCAAGTCCGCTTGAATACTTAGATCTTATTATAGCATCTAATTCTTCTTGAATTTCAGGCGTGTCTTCAAGATCTTTAACATTAACACCCATTTTAGCTGCTAAGTCAGATTTAGCCTCTGCTTGCAAGTCAGTTAATTCTGGGTTAGGTATCATTCTACCTGTCTTAGTCTTAACAGTTTCAGTGCTGTATATAGGCTTTCCGCCTTCGCTACCTATCTTAACTTGTTTTGATTCTTCTTTTATTTCAGGAACCATTTTAGGAGCTTCCATAAAATCAATAGTCTTCTGTCTTATGCTATTGACTTGTTTATCACTTAAAGAAATATCTTTGTTAAACTGTTCTGTTTTAGATATAGCCGTTTGAACAGGGTCTATAGATGATTTTAAAGCGTTTATTTCTTCTTGTAATTTCTCTATTTTAACATTGTCTTTAAAACCTAAAGAATTCATTTCTTCTTGCTTAGCAGCTATTTGCTTATTAACGCTTGCGATAGTTTCCACTGGAACTACAAAAGCGCCTGTAGTGTCACTAGAGACTATGTCGTTTATTGTTTTAGTTTCTTTAGCTACACTTTTAGGTTTTGGATTAAAAATATCTCCAACACTATTAAACATTTCACTGTTTTTTCTACTTGCATTTAAATCAAACTCACTGTGACCAAAAGAACTAGAAACACCTCCAAAAGCAGTTGTGCCTTCTTCTAGCTCTATCCAGTTTTCAGAACCTTCTTTTTTAGTGTAATAACTACCATCAGTTGTGTACTTCATGTCCCAACCGCCTTTGGTTATAACTTCTTCTGGCTTTGCTACCGAAGTGTATTTGTCATAAGCTTCTTGTTGTCTTTTTTGAACACCTTCTTTAAAACCTGTATCGTCTTTAAGCACTTCTGATAAATCTCCGTTTAAAAAATCAAAATCATTTTTCTCTGACGGCTGTAAATCTCCACTTTCCGAATCGGACTTTGTATTCTTTCCTGACTCCACACCTTGGTCCGCATTTGCAGAGTCGTTTGTCTTTCCCTCTGTCTCAGTATTTGACTCAGGTTTGTCTTTAGTCTCCTTAGAATCAATCTTAGTGTCTTCCTTGAGCTCTTCTTTAACTTCTTTTTTAGGTTGAGAAGCTTTGTAAGCGTTTAATCTGCTTTCAAATTCTTCTTTGCCAAGAGGTGGTTTTATGCTTTGTAATTCTTGTACTTTCTCTAATAAAGTCATTTAATTTAATTTAAATTGTTATCGTCAATATACTTTTGAGCCTTCGATTTCTTACCTTCTGCTAGATCAAACACAGCAGCGTCTTCCTCTACAAGAGGCAGTTTCATTGTTATAAATTGCTTTAAATAGTTTTTCATAAAATACTCTGCATATTTTTTTTCAAAAATTACTTTATTATCTTGTGACAAAGGTAAGTCTTCTTCGTAAGACCAAGAGTGATCTCCGGCATTAGCGTTTTGAACCATTTGGTCATCTTCTTCAACGCTAGATTCTTTTCCTATAAAAACATTCCATGCAGCTATAACTTCTTGCTCAGAACTCATAAGACCTGCTACTTCTGCGTTTATAAATGGCTTAGCCTTTATTTCAATCTTGTTTAAATCAAATTGAAGTATGTTTCTACCTTTTCCGTTACCTATATCTATTATCTCGTAGTCGTAAGAACCGTCTGTGTTCTTCAATATAAACTCATCAGCTATAGCAGCTTGAGGCGTTAGCTTGCCGTCTTGAGAAGATCCTTCAGCTAAAATAGAAACCTCTGTTAATAGTCTCAACATGTCTTCATTAATAGCTGGAGTTGGTGAAACAAGATCGGTGTTTGAATCAAGCAAAGCTTTTAAAGTATTGCTATTTATAACTAAAGGAGTCTCAATCATAGGTCCTGTAAAAGTTATACGCTGAGAACCATCTTCTATTAAGTCTAAATAAACGTCATAACCTTCTGTTTTAGAAAAACCAGGTTTATTAGTCATTATAGAATTAGCAACCATAAAAACGTAATTGTTATTAGGATCGTAATATTCATCTTCAGTTGTAGATAATTGATCTACTAAAGACTCTATAAAAGCTAAAGACTTAGCAGGAGCGGCTTCTATTCTTGCTAATTGATCATGCTCGTATTCACAGTTCTCTCCTATACAATTACCAGAATCTAATGCCATCTTAAGTTTAGCATATGTTTTACCAGTACCTTTGTAGGCGTTGTCTAGTATTCCAAACGTGGTGTCTATATTTCCAGCAACATAATTTTTGTTGTAAGCTAAAGCGTTACTCTGATTAGCTTGCTTTAATGTTAAATTGTATAGTATATTTTTGTTCTCCATTTTTTTTATATTTTACCACCTAAACCACCAGCTATACCTGCTATAGCACCGATTCCACCTGTTATTGCGGCTGTTTGATCTGCTTGTGCTTGCGCTTCTTGACCTCTTAACGCTGCAATTTGGTTAGAAACTCTATTCATAGCAGTTCTTTCTCTTTGTTCAGTCTGACTATAGACAAATTGTTTACCAGAAACATCCGCTGCTTGCATTCTTTGCGCTTCGCTTTTCTTTTGTTGCTGCAGAGTAGCTTCTCCTTCTGCTCTTCTAGCATCGTTAGCAGCTTCTTGGCTTTCAATGTTTGCAGCTACACCTTTTTTAGACTGTAAAGCAGCTTGCGCTAAAGCAGTAGCACCACCAGCGCTTGCGCCAGTAGCCATAAGCGTGTCTAGCGTATTTGCTAAAGCAAGATCTGTTTGTTCCATTTGTATCTCAGTAGCTTTTGTAGCTACAGTAAGTTTATCAAAAGGATTACTTAACATATTGCTAAGACTAGTAACTCCTGCATAAGGGTTTATTATATCTTGCCTGTTAGCCTCCATCTGGCGAAGCTTTCCTTCTAATTTTCTCGCTTGTCTTGCTGCTCTTCTTTTAGCTTTTCTAGCGGCACTACTTCCAAATATAGAACCTCCTATGCTAATCGCCGCGCCAATACCTGCTGCTACTACACTCATATTATTTATTTTTTAATTTTAACTTATCATGCATAACTTCTATACTGATAAGCGGATCATCAAAGTCCTCTGCTATTATTTCTTTCATAACATCTTCAACGTTATTTTTACCTGTAGCATGTACAGTTGTCCATATAGTGTCTTGATGTATGTATATTAATCTTTTAGTCCCAGGTTGTGTTATGCCATTATAAGGAGCTTTAAACTGTTCTATACCGTTCTCTGTTAACACAGACACCTTACCTTTAAGTATGAAATAAGTATGTTCTTTTTTATGTATACCGGTAGAAATTATTTGACCTTTAGGCATAAATATTTCTCTAATATATAATCCATCCACAAATGTATGCTTAAGTGGATTAATTGCGTTAGCAACCTTGTCTTGTCCTGGTTTGTTTGGATCACCATAAGAACCTGGTAAGTTTACTAGCTGCTCTTCAAATTTCATTATATTGTCTCTAAAATGATTTATTCTTTGAAGATCTTCATTGATTTTTTTATCTATTAAAGATTGTTCCATTTAATTAAATTTAATAACCATTGTTTACGTCATAAAAACTTTCTACAGAAAATAACGTTTTTTCACCACCAAGATCAGTTGTTAACTCAGTTGACATTGTAACTGTTGAATAATAACCTTTTATACCACCTACAGAGTCTCCAAACACAACTTCACCGTTCGAAGCTAAAGAATTGTTTGTAACATTAGAAACATACTTATTTTCTTTTAAATTAAAACCAGCATAATATCTAGGTAGTCCTGGTATATTGTTCCCAAAAACTGTGCTGTACTCAACTCTTGTAACAGCTCCTGTAAAACTAAGTAACGTGTTTGCTAGTAAATTATTAAAAAGTAAGTTTACTACTAAATCTCCATTACCCGCATCATAACTAACAACTGTTGTTCCGCCATCAACTCCAACACCACTAACAGAGTCTCCAGCTCTTATTACACCGTTAACGCTATTTACATCTAATGAGACCGTAGTTAAACTAGAAGCAGATAAACTATTTCCAGATCCTTCTGTTACAACGTACTCTCCTTCAGTATAACTTTTTATTTGAGAAATACTGTCTAATGATAATACAGAGAAACTATTGTTGTTGTTGTATACAGTTCCGGTTGAATCAGAAACCATACTATTTACCTCCCATCCGTTGCTACCTTGATAGCCTATAGTTTTAAATGTTTTAGAATTAGTAGGCATTGGGTTTAGCACGAAAGTAATAGATGTTCTGTGATTTTCTCCATAAAAACTACCTCTGTTAACTTGAGTGCTATTATGTCTCCATAATTGAGCAACACCAAGATCGCTAGTTTTAACTGAATAAAAGTTATTTCTTAAACTAAACATTTGGTCTGGTTGATAGCTGAAAAAACTAGGCCAACCTTTAGCTCTCTCGTCAAAGCTTAAAGTAACAAAACCATCGTCTTCGTTTATAGAGTTACTGCTGAATTGTAAAGAAGTAACATACTCACTGGTGTATATATCATACGCGCCAAGTATTTTACCTAACCCTTGAGCTGTATTAACTCTATTTATGTTATCTCTAAAAAAGTCTTTCATTCCTAGTGAAGATATTTCTTCTATGGATCCTCCTGACAGCCTAAGAATTGCGTTGTTGTTTTTATCTGAAAAATACTTTCTATTACCGTATATAGCAAAACTTTCTGGATTTTGAGAAATACCATACTTACCTAAAATAGGCTGTATAACACCTATAACTAAATTACTAGCTGTAACTGTACCTCCTCCTTCTGCTGAATATATAGCGTCTTTATCTATTAATGCTCTACTAACTTTTAGTTCTTGAAAAACATTTAAATTAGTATCTTCTGCGTATAGTTTTTGAATAGAACCATTTGCAGGATCTGCGGATTTAGTTATATCTGTGCCTACTGAGAAAACATTAGTCTTGTTTATTCCGGTTTTTGAATTAAATATACCTGAATATATCAATGTATTAAACCTTCTAACACCACTAGGTTCGTTTTCTATTAAATACGCTTTTGCACCAAAATCCACAGAAGTATTGTTGTATCCGCCTCTAATTCTAGACTCTTCTATTACCCAACTGTTGACGTTATTCTGATTTAATAAAACAGGGTAACCACCTTGAATACCACCAACAAGCGCTTCACCTGGCACGCCAAAAGATCCATTGTATATTATTTCACCTTGAGCGACAGTACCTGTCGTGCTTACTTTTTTTAGTAGAAATGTATTAAAGTACTTTACTTCTATTTGAGCTCCTGCCATGGTTGATTATTACTTATTTTTTTTATATATTACATTATATGAATGAAAACGTAAAGTCTCCTGTTGCAAAATCCGGTTGAGAAGGTACACCTAAAAACTCGCCACAATTCCCTGTGCCCGCTTCAGCCAAAGACCAATTATAAATCGTTGCGTTTATTGGGTCGCATGCCGGTGGACCAAAATTAACACCATAAAACTCGTTGTCTGGGTAATTGGGATCATTAGTTAGATTTTTATCCCACAATCCACCTTGGTACCAAAACCCAGGCCCCCACTCGCTCCATAATAACATCTGCATTAGTTCCTCAAAATTGTTAGCGAAAAACCAAGGATTCGCTTCAGAAGGTAGACCATTAAAGAAATTAAGATCGTCTCCCACCTCCCAGCGACTTATAGTATCGTCTCCATTGTTTAAGTTTTGAGAACCAGCAGGACCGACCCCAGAAATCACTGGGTTTTGAAAAGTTATAACCCCTGTTGATTGATTGTATGATTGAATTCTCTGCGGGTATCTTGTTCCTCGAGAGATGCCAAGATCTAAATCGTATGGTCTACCTAAATCCCTATTAAAATTCCACTTAATCCAGTCTCTAGCGTAACATCTCATACCTCTTTTAGGTACAAAACCAGGGAATTGAGCACTAGCTGGGTCTACTTGAACTTGAGACGTAGTGAGTCCTTGGGTTCCTGGTATTTTAGTTATAGTCATATATCCTTTAACATAAGGAGGTCTTCTAAAAGTACTATTGACTAAACCGCCATCAATAATTCTAATATTAGTTTGGCATTGATGACCTTGTGAGTTTGGTGAGAATCTAGGTATAACTATATCGTTACCTGCTCCATAGTAATTAACTAGAGACTTAGAAGCACCTGCAACATTATTACAACTTGCTTCAAGCTCTGTGTCAAAAAATCCTCCAGCGTAAGCGTAAAAACCATCTCCACCAAAACCTAATCCAGGTGTTCCTGTTGGTAAATAAAAACACGTAAAAGGATACAATTGACTTCTATGGTTTGCATCCCAACCTGCTAAATCATATGGCGAACCATTTGATTCAAACAATTGATTTTGATCACTATCTGCTGAGATTGGTCGGTTACTCACAAAAGGCCTTCCTGAATTACTTATTGTATTACTAAAGCTACCAGGCTGCAAGTATCTCATGGGCACAGATTGTCCAACCCTGTTGAATATCATTTCCTTCGTTATAACCACACGCATGTCTATTCTAAAATTGACTTCAGTAGAAGCTCCACCATCTCTTAGTCTTACTTTTACAAAATAAAGAGTTGAAGATAATTGAGTGTTATTAAATTGAGTGTTGACTAGCTTAAAGTTATTATATTTAGGGTCATAGGGAAGGCCTTGACCTGGGAATGACCTCTCTATAGCAAATATGGGTTCTCCATCTAAAGTCTGAGCTGGTTGTCCACCTATAGAACCTATTGTTTGAGATACTATGTTAACATCTTGAGATCCTGCTTCATATTGTAGATCTCTAGTACCTAAATAAATATCATTATAAGTTTGATCTATATTAGCATTACCATTAGATGCTTGCAGAAAAACCAAATTTTCAGTCTCAGGGTTTGCTTCAAACTCTACAGGGTCTGGAATTGCTGTGCCATTAATAGTCCCATACTGAACTCCTGAGTTGATGGGTAAAATTGGGTTTGGCTTTATTCTATAAAAAACTGGAGGTACATTACCTAAATTAGCATCTATAGATATGTTGGTAGCTTGAGCGACCACATCACCATCCGAGTTAGTTCCGTGTATTGTTGCAATAAAATTAAAAGTAAACTGTCTTAATCTATTAAAACCTTGAGGTGAATTATCTTCATCGTTCATGTAGAACATATTTTCCCAATAACTTTGCGCAGCAGTTGCAAGGTACGGAGGCGTAGTACTTGTTGTTCTAATATTCCATGGACCTATACCAGGTGTAGCACCTCCCGCACTAGTATCTTCTAATCTAAAGAAATCTCTAGGTGAATCAATTCCTATACAGGACTCACCTAATCCATTAACCGCCGATTGTAAAATAAGACTATCTCCAGCAGCTGTGTCTAAAGCTATAGAAGTACCAAAACTGTTTAATAAGCTAAAATCGGTTGTAAAAACTTGACCATTTTCTATTAAACCTTCGTTGAAGTTTTGAGTGCTTATTGGGCCTAAACTTGCGCCTGCTGGATTTGACTGGTTATTTAAAACAGCTGAGTTTAAATCAGATATTAAACCAGATGAAGAAGTTTCCCAATAAAGATCTAATAAGCTTTCAAATGGCTCTGTTTCATAAACAGCTAAGTACTGAACGCCAGGTGTTACTAATTCAAAAGGAGGTTGACCACCAGCTTTACTTGTTTTAACCCAACTCATTAATGCTTTTTCTTCAACACTAACTGGTACTGTAGCGCCATTTTTATCTTCTATTGTTACCGATAACACCTGATTTATGTAAGTGTTGCTTCTTATGTATGTTTCATCAGGTATTCCAGGGCCAGTAATTAAGTAACCTTCTAAATCATTATTTCCAGCTATAGGTCCAGTTACTGTAATCATCTCAAGAGTTGCAACAGGAGCGTTAACTGGCGCAGCAGTCTTAATAACTCCACTACCAGGTAAGTAGTTAGTAGTTGATACTTGACCTATTAAGTTGGCGGTAGTTATTCTAGCAACTAATGGGTTTGAATTTAAAGAATAAAACTGAGGGAAATAGTTTGGCTGAGGAGGTTTGCTTGGATCATATTCAAACAAATCATTGATAGTTGATATAGTAGAAACAGTGTCAGATGATATTCCCGGATAATACTGTATATTTGATGCACCAGGATTTAAATCAGAAATAGACTGAATAGTGTTTTGAACTCTACCAAATAATCTTACTGAACTTCTAAACTGTCTTTGCTCTGGTCCAACTTCATTTAAATCTCTTGGCACTTTATTAATATTGTCGTTTATTAAAACAACATGAGATGTTTGATTTAATTCCTTAACTTGATCATTTGGATAAGAAGCCATCACACCTGGTAAATATATGTTATAGTATTCCTGTTGAGTTTGTTTAACTACTATCTTGTAAGAATACCAACCTAAAGGATTATAATCTAAACTATTAACATCACCGTTATACAATCCTGTAGATGCTCCATCTATAGCTTCGTTTACTAAAACTTTTAAAGAATTACCAGGCCAAGCATCAGTGTCTAAGCCTTCACCTATGTAAGGTGAGTACAGGGTAGAACCAGAGTATGATATATTATTTATTTTTATTATATCTTCATTATTAGACAAAATAACAGTAGATTGTCTACCATATCTATCTGACAGCACAAATCCTACTTGATAGTTTCTATTTGTTTTTAACGAACTGCTAGGGTATTCAATTTTAGAGGATGTGTTTTCAACTGATCCTCCAGGTGAAAATGCAAAAGTAACAGTACCAGCTGGTAAAGTCACATCTTGGTCTAATCCAATAACAGCAGCTCCTTGCGAGTTGCTTGAAGTAACCGTTACCTGTGTTCCTTCAGGTATAACAGCTCCGTAATCAAAGCAAGTTAAAACCATGCCAGGAAAAAAACCACCTATACCACCATTTGGCGTTTTACCTATTGTAACAGTTATAGGAGTTCCTGCTGGATACACTGCGGAACCTCCATTGTAAACTACAAAAATTTCATTTAAGTTGAACGATAACTTGTCAGTTGCAGCAACGTTGTAATTTATAAACTCAGGTGGAGTATGTTTGTTTTCAAAATTACCATATATAACTCTGTTTCCTGATACTTCTTGAGCTAAAGATCTTACAGGTGTTTTGTCAAAAACTCTTACCAACTCAGCCTCTGGTAATGTTTTTGTAGGCTTTGAAGAATTGTATTCGTATTTAAAAAATCTTATGTCATTTATAAACAATAACACGTTATCGTCTAAGTTGGGTACAGGTTGATCTAATCTTATGTTCCCTGAAGATGGATTACTAGGATCTGTCGGTGAAAAGCTAATTACTGTAGTATTAGCAGGTATTCCAACACCTTCGATTGTAGAGCCAATTTCTATACCACCTAACACACCATCTATAGCTATATCAGTGTTGGCCGCGCCAGGGGTTTGATTACCATTAACAAAAGCTATAGAAGATTGATTTGTTATTTTATCTATCTTTATTGTTTCTATTACTCTTACCGCAACAGCATCTGACTCTTTGTATAAAACGTCTATTTCTTTTAACTTCAAAGCATCTTGCATGCTGTAGTTTGGAAAAGGGAGAGGAATTTTTAATTCAATTTTATTAACTTTGTTCTCCATAAAAGACACAACTGTACTTCTATAAGAATCAGATTGATCATCTTTTGCAGGATTATCACCACTAGCGTACATGAAATAACCATCTTGCTTAGGTATAAAAGCTGATTGTGTAAATGGAGCAAATATAGAATAACTGTTGTCTTGATATTTAAATCTATAACTAAACCTTACAAACCTATCTTCTAAGTAATCAGGATCACCGCCAAAATCAGCTTCATAAAAGGGATTTTTGTTAAAAACTATTTTTTGATTTTCACTAAAAGTTATAGGAGCGCTTAAGGTTATTCGTGTAGGACTATTTAAACTAGTAATTGATACACCTGGAATAATACTTACCTCATTATTTACCATGTTCATTAATCCAACAGTAACAGAAGTTCCATAAGGAGAGCCAGAGTCGTTTATCTCACCTACTAAACCAGAAAAATTTATTATATCTGAAGTGCTACTAGCGTCTGTAATTACAGCACTACCTCCGTTAGGAAGAAAAATACTACTAACGTCTTTCATAGTAGTTTCATAAGGAAGTGCAGAATTAGCCTGTTCGGCTTCTGTGTTTTTTTGAAATAACTCTATTGCTTGGTAAGGATTGTATTTAGCTACTGATATTTGGTCTTCTGTTGAATAAAAAGATCCTCCCGCAAGAGTTACATCTATAACTCTAGGTTGATTTCTATTATCAGTAAAAAATAATAAATCTTCTAATATATTTATACCGTATATTTGGTTTTGAGTTGAAAAATTTAAAAAAGCTCCTTCAACTAATATTCTAGAGGCACTATTTGGATTATCAAGTGTATTGTAGGATATAATAAAATTAGAGGCAGTTGGAACGTACTGTGTTTGTTGATTTGTTGTAAAGAATAAATAAACAGTGTTGTTTATTTCATCACTAAAAACTCCTACACATATTAGACCTGAAACTCCAGTTAAAGTGTTAAAGTTTTCTATGCTTATATTACCTAGAACGTTTTCTAAATTACCAACATTTGCAGATTCAGATTTGCTTATTTGAGCATTCTGCGCGTCTCTATATTCACCTTCAGGTATTATACGAGCATCCAAGTCTTTATTCATCTTGGACTTTAAAAATGTATTTAAAACTTTAGCCATTTAATTTTAGTGTTTAATCCATTTTGATTTACCTCTCATTACTTGAACTATCTCATCAAGTTTAATGTTAGATAACCTTATTTTTGCATTTCTTAATTTAGCTCTTCTGTCTTTTTGAAGTCTTTGTACTAGATATTCTTGTTGACCAGATCTAGTAGACACTATAGAATACAGTATAGACGCGTATAGAGCATCTTCAGCCAACTTAGGGACTTTAGTATCTTCATCATAACCTAAACCGTCAGATATGTATTCTAATACAATGAGTTTATTAGCTAAATTGCTAGAAAAAGATATTTTACCTTCTCTTTCGTTTAGTGTAAACCAACCATTTGTTTGAGACATTTGAGGATCAAGACCATATCGTCTACCCCAATTAAAATCTCCATTTAAACCATTATAACTAGCCCAATAAGCAAAGTCGTCTATATTATTAAAGAATTGACCATTGATTAAATTGTCATTAGCATTTGCCCAACGCTCTTCTGTTATAGAAGTTCCTTCTAAATTATCAGCAAAATTACTTTGAATAGGAATTCCTTGAGCATCTTGTATAGGATTTTCATATGGGTTTATAGTTAGATTGTTTGCTGGGTATATAATTCTTTTTACACCCAACTGATCTATCCAAGAAACTCTAACGTAGTTAACATAGTCTTGAGGTAATGCTACACTTAAGCTAGGTGGTATTGTAAGCTCTTGAGAGTGTATGCTTTTTAAAGTGTCATAGCTAAACTCTTGTAAACTTCTTTTTGCAAAAAATAATACATCTGACTTTTTAGCAGTTTGTATTAATTTACCGTCACCTACATATCCAACCATAAAGTTGTCAATTGCGTCATGCAGTTTTATGTATTCATAGCTTCCGTAATTATCCTCAACTGTTGTTCCAAAAGCGTCGCCATTTCCATAGTTTCCACCATCTAGTGATTTTAGTTGAACTACAACATAGGTTCCAATAGCTGGAGGAATTGGAACTGCTACAGTACCTAGAGTTATAATGTTGTTAAATACAACGTATTCTGTGGTATATTCTAAAAAAGTACCAGGTAGTCCACTCGGGCTCGTGTATAATTTAAAATTATTTAAAGCATAATTAACTTCTGTCGGATCGTAATTTCCAAACGCTAAGTCAGTGTTAAACGTCGTGGTGAAAGAACCTGAAGCGCCATCAGCTATAAACCCTTGAGCTCCTTGGTAATATTGTTGATTTGTTTCTGTTATTAAACTCATTTATTTAAGATTTTTCGTTAGCCTGCACTTTAGCTATTTCTTGAGAAGCTAAATCTATTATTCCAGGATCATTAATTACTATGCCTGCATATTTCAATATACCACTTATTAAATTACTTTGTTCAGATATATCTAATAAAAAGTTTTGAGAAGATGCGCTACTGAACAAATATTGACCAAGAGAACCAATAGTAAACGCCCATTTAGGAGTTGATGGACTTATTATGCAGTTTACTCTTAAAAAGCTTGGTAATGGTTGCACTTTAAAATTTGAACTTGAGCTTATAGGATCTAATGGCCTTATAGAAGTTGCTAAAGGGTATCTAGATGTTGGGGAAGTTAGTTTAGATCTAGTTATTTTATTGTAGTCTTTCACAGTTGTTAACTGCACGATAGATTCAAATCCAGAAGAAGTGGCTTGAGGACTAGTGTTTCCTACTAAAGAGCTAGCATATGTCGCTATTATATCTCCGTAAAGATAAATAATACTATCTTGCGTTATGTTTCCTATAGAAGCTTGTGGCTCCCAATAACTTGTTACTGTATTATACTCATATTCAATTTCTGATTCAAATGGTATTAACTTATTGCTGTTGTTTTTAAACGTATTAAAAAACTCAGTGTCATTTTGAGTATTGTTTTGATTTTGACGATTTAATTGGTTTCCGTCAGGAAAATACGATTGAAATATTTCAAACTGAACCTGTTGAGCTAAACTATTAAATTCATCAGGTGGAATATAACCTCTCTGCTCTTTGTTTAATACGTACAGGACTGTTTTATATACAGTATTTATATTTACCATTTTTTTTTATTTTTGTATACTAAAAAGGCGGCCTAAACCGCCTTATACTAGTATCACATGTTATTATAGTTTTTTATCTATAGACTTATAGATTTCAACTCCTTCATCTGTTTTCAAGAAAGCCGCAAACGCTGAGTAAGGGTTTTCGTCAAAAGGAACGTTCATTAATTTTCTATCGTTTGATCCCCATGTGAATGTTCTTTGATCTTGCGATAATCTTATAATGCCAACTTCTTGTGCTCTAATAGCAAAATTCCTTAGTTGTACATTTTCGTCATTAGCTAAGTTTAAGAACAATGCTGGATTGTTTCTAGCAAACAATAGTAAGTCTCTTTTAAGTTCTTTAGAACTCATTGAATTTACCTTAGATCCCATCTCAACTCTTAATATAGCTTCTCCGTGATCTACATCCATACCTCTAGCTGCATTTAACGCGTCTATTTGAAGATCTAAAATATCTAAATCATCAGAAGCTTCTGCAACTGCGCTAAACTCTTCATATAATTTACCTTTCAAAGGATGGTATATTGATAGTAATTTTTGTAGGTTCTGCTGTTCTTTTGAAACTTGCAGAGTACCTCCGTGAAACCTAATATGTCCCATTGTAACTTCCCCTTTTTGTTCATCTACTAAGGGTGAGTCTTGATTGGTTGCATATCTTATCTCTCTTTGTTTTCCAGTTTTTGCATCAAAATATAGTAATGCATGTTTCCTAGTGTGCTTTCCAGGTATTGTTAATGTTAAAGGGTTTTTGTTGCCTTTTAAATAATAGACTCTATCTTTGATTTCCCACGTTGGTTTTGTAGGTTTTACTGGAGTAGTAACTTGTGTTACCACTTCTTGAGGTGCAACCTCAACTTTTTTTGCTGCAGCTTGTTTAGCCATAATATAATAAAATTAAATAGTTTAAAAATGTGACAATAGCCTTAGTATATACTTAGTAAGGGGCTAATGTCATATAAAGGTAATAATTACCCCCGTCAGTTCAACGAGGGTAAGAATTACATTAATTTTGAATCAATTAGATTCCTTTGAATAATACAAAGTTGTTAGCAGCTTGAGTTACTAAACATCTTTCAGACAGGAAGTTTACTTCCATAGCATCCAGAGTAGAAGTAAATGCTCCACCTGCAGAACCAGTTAACCAAGACTTCATACGTCTGTCATCTCCTTGAGAAGCTCTGTATCGTACGTGTAAGAATGGTCGACGTATATTTGTACCTAGTACTTGATCGTAAACTGTAGAAGTTCCAGCTGGTACTAATACACCTTCGATAGAACTAATACCTGTGATAGCTCCACGAGTAGAAGCGTCGTTTAAGTATTTCCAGTCAGTCTTATAGAAATCGTAAGATCCTCTACGGAATCCGCTAAATCCTAAATTCAAAGCCATTTCTTCTGAGTTTTCAAATAAACCAAAAGCAGTTCCACCGGCGAATCCACCAGAGATGCCAGCTAGCATATCGTCAAAATCAAGAGATGTTTGTCTTTGTAAGAATAACATGTTTTCTTCAATAGCACCTTGAGTGTCTAAATTCTTAAGGATACCGTCAAATTCGTCAAGTCCAGCAGCAGCAGTAAATCCTACTTCTACATTTCCACGAGTTTGAATAGCAGCAAATAAACCTTCAGTACCAGCAAGTCCAGTAGCAGCAGGTACACCAGCTTGAGCTATTTGGTTATACTCACCTTCTACCATTGCCATTTCTAAGTAATCTTCAAAACGTAAACGAGTTTCAGATTCAGCTTTTAAATACCACAAGTATCCAGATGCACCGTCTTCAGTTGCAACTTCAACCCATCCGATTTGAGCCATATCAGATCCAGATACAGTGTATTGGCTTCTGATTATGATTGGAGAGTTAGAAAATTGAGTTAGTTGAGGTTCAATAGATACATATCCATTAGCAGCAGCTCCAGCAGCGGCAGTACTTGAATTTAAGAATTGGCCTTTTTGGTAAGCAGAACCGTATACAAATACTTTGATTCCAGCACCAACAGTAATTCCATTAGCAGCAGCTTCTAAAGAAGCGTTGTTAAAAGGAGTTACAGTGAATTGACCAACACCACCACCTGCACCAGGTGTACTAGCAATAACTAAAGCTTTTGCTTCAGCTCCAGTTGCTGGATCTAAAATAACAACCGTATCGTTAGGAGAAATAACATTTGTTACTCCAGCAGGAAGGGTTATAACGTTAGAAGCAGCTCCACCTGTAGCAACTACTGTTGCGTTGTCGTAAGAAACGTGTAATCTATTTTGTTCTGACCAAATTACTTGATCACTTGTCATTGGCATTTCAGCGCCAACCATTTTTAAGAATCCTGATAACGTACGATTTCCGTAACGCTCTACTTCAGCTTCATAAATTTCTGGCAGATATTGCTGTGCAAAATCACTTGTGCCGTTGTTAAATTGTAGGTAGTTAGTCGCAAGTAATTGTTGTGCCTGCGAAGGGATTAAACTACCAAATTGAGGAGTTAAACTCATAATTGTTTGTTTTTTTAGTTAAATTTTCTTTTTTTAATTTTAAGTTTTGTAGAGTCAGAACCTGAAATTGCTCTTACCTTAAATCCGTCAATAAAAACATCTCCTTGAGTTGACCTAGCTTGTGTGTTGCTTGGGTTCTTAGATCTGTTAACGACATCCTTTACAGCATCGGCTTTTCCTTGCTCATAGAAATGAGCTGCGATCTTGTCTACATTGTCAGCAGCATATATAGCTTTATGATAACCTTTCGTGTCTTTAACATTACCTTCTTCGTCTAGGAACTTCCCGACAAGGTTTGTTATGTTTGATTGGTTCTCTGCAACTTTATCACGATTTTGAATATTGTACTTATAGTTCTTGTCACCAACTTTAATATCGAAACCTTCGAAATTGTCGCTAAAAAGCTGTTTAGTACTTTCTTGGAATTGTGCATGCTGTTGCTCAGCTGCTTCTTGCTGCTTGTTATAGCGGTTGAAAAAGTCGGTGGCTTTTTGTTGTTCTTGAGTAACGCCCGGTCTCAACTTGATCTCGTCGTAATATTTACTCTTCGTTTCCTCTAAAAAACCTTTGGCTTTAGCAACCTCTTCTTTAAATGCAAGTTTTTTCTTGCGTATATCCCTTTCTTCGTCTAGGTCTTCGTCATAGTCAAAATCTTCAACTAATAATTCGATGTCACTACTATCTAAGTAAGGTTTATTTTTTTTATAGTATTCTACTAATAAAGTTTTTTCATCAACATCTGAATAGTCAGTGTTTAGTCTAGTGTAATCTTGAATTGTTCCACCAGTGTCTTCCATGAAAGAAATTAGTTTCTCAATGTTCTCAGGTAACGCTTTGCCAAGAATTCTTTCGTCTTGTATTGCTTTATCTACTTGAGCTTCAACTTTTTCAACATCTGTTACTTCTTTGATTGGATAAAACCCTTCAACATCCGCGTTGGACTCTTGTACAGATTCTCCCACCTTTGTGCTATCTCCGGATGGTTCTTCCACAGATACTTCCTTTGTTTCTCCGATTTGAATGGCATCTTCGCTTGGTATTACCACTTTAGTAATTTCTGGAGCTGTTTCAATCAAAGGTTCTTTGATATTAACTTTAACCGGTTCATTACTAGGTGTTGTTAATTTTTTTGGAGTTTTCTTTTTAATTTTAAACTCACCCTCCTGCTTAACAGGTTCATTTGTTTTTACTTCTGACATAATATAATAAAATTAAATAATTAATAAACCTACATCGCGGTAGGAACTTCTGCTTTTTCTTGCTCAAAATCAAAAGGCATTAAATCGTTTTTCCTTTGAGTTATCATTTTACTTTGTTGCGTACCTTCCATTTGTATACGCTTATCTTTTCTATCTTCTATTTCTTTTTCTTTCTGCTGAACAGCTTGCATATCCATCTGTTTTAATTGCATATCAAAATTGAATTGAGCTTGCATCTTTTGTTGTTCTAACTGAGCAGCTGTTTCCATCCTGGCAATTTCCATTTGAGATCTAGCTTGTTCATATTGAACTTTAGAGCCACTTATAGCTTCTTGCTTTTGGACTTCAGTCATCGCTATTTTCTCAGCAGCATCTGCTTGAGACTCAGATTGAGCTCTTATGTTAGCTTGAGCGTTTTCTTGATCTTGTTTAGCTTTAGACTTTCTTTTTACTTTAAGAAGTTGATTAGCTAATTTAAGATTTTTTATTTGTCTTAAATCAATAGCGTCTTCAAGGTCTATGCCTCCTTGCTGCAGTGCAACTTGTATATTAGCTTCTAATTGTTGTTGCTCTTCATCATCAGGTTCTAGTTCTAAGAAAATACCAAAATCATGTAGATTTAAGTTAGAAACTTCTTGAAGAGTGTTAACATTGTAATTACTTATTGAGTTCTTTAAAGACTCAGCTGTTAATGGAAACTCTAGAGCATCAGCTATCTTAAGAGCTATGTTTTCAGCAACTCTAAGAGTTAAGTACGCACTAGCTTGTTTGATATGTCTAGTTGCTACATTAGATGCGTTAGCGGCCATCTTTTGTAAACCTACTAAAGTACTTTTGTCTGGCGTAGTTCCGTCTCTAGCTTCATTAAGCCCTGTCACATCACGGATCATTTGTAAGTAGTATTGATAGGTTTGAATAAGACTTTGTATCTTACCTTGACCGCTTGAGCTGTTAAGTTCTTGAATAGGTACTTTACCTGCATTCATATCACCGTCTTGAGTAAGTGATCGACCAACGATAGAACCTGTTTGGAAATACATATTTAGTGCTTCTGCTGGGTTGTAGTTAGTTCCGTTGCCAAGGTCAACCTCGGCTAGTCCGTCCATGTCTAAATAAACACCATCTGGTACAATCCTAGACATAACCTGCTGTAGTTTCAAATGTGTTAGCTGAATCATATCAGCAAAACCAATGCATTTGCTAACAAGAGATTCAATACGTCCTTTGTATATTCTAGGCGCACAAATAGCGTAATTCATTTCTACTTTAGTAGTATCTGCCATGGGTCTAGACATATTTTTAGCTAGCTCCCATTTTAACATTGTGTTTGTACCTAATACCTTAGCTCCACTATATAATACCTCTATAGATCTAGAGACTTTTTCAAAACTATCATTCTCTGGAGGATTAAAGCTATCGTCTTTCTCTATAGCTTTTAATAAACCTTGATCTGTTTGTTTTATTTTAAAAACTTGGTTTTGATATGTCTTGTAATCAAAATACAAAACTTGAACAGTATTTTCATCGTAATTACCCCAACCTGTGACGTAAGAGCTATTGCTAGGCGTGTTTTGAATTCTTTTTAATTCGTCCTCAGTTACGTCTGGAAATTCTTTTTTGAGTTCAGGTATAGTTATAGATTTTAACTCACCAACGTAGTATACATCCTCAAAGTTAGGATCTTCTGTGTATGAGTATACCATATACGCAGGATCAACGTAATCTACTGTTATACCTTCTGCGGTATTAAAATTAGTTTTACATGCTGAAATACCTAATACAGTTAAATCCATATTAAGCCTACGTTTTACTAGGTCATATTTGTTTTGAGCAAAAACAGTTGATATAGCCTCTTCTTCTGCTATCTCTATAGATTGCTTATAACTAAGCTGCATGTGAAGTTCTAGTTCTTCGTCTGTTTCTGGTAATAATTCTGGATTAGATGCTTGATATAAATCTATTCCAAGAGTTGCTTTTAAGTTATCTAAATACTCTTTAGACAACATATCTTCATATATCTTAGAAGCATAGTCTGTTCTTTTCTTTATAGAAGCAGGATCTTGAGCGTAAGCTTTTATATCGTAAGTTCTAGCAGATATACCATTTACTACTATATCTACAAATTTAGATAATATAGGTACTGGTTTCCAGTCTAAGTTTAAATAAGATAAATCACCGTTAATAGATAGTTCGTCTTTGTATTTCTGTATAGACTGCTCGCCTCTAGCATATAATCTTAATTCATTAAAGCTATTCCAGTTAGTTAAATACCTATTACCTGTTGTTCTACCCGCAGAAAACCATTCGCCTTCTATAGCTTGCGCTACTTGACTTCCGTATTCTAAACTAGCTTTTTCCGTATCACTAACTACTTGGCTAGGAAATGAGCTTCTGGTATTAGTATATATATTCATTTAACTTATTATTTTTGATGTATTTCCTTTGTTATCGTACTTTCTAAAACCTAAATCTACCGCTTTAGCTTTTTGCTTAGGCGCGTTAGGTGCATATCTATGTTTATTGCAAGCCATTAAAGCTAGACCTGAACTAATAGATGCATCATGTTTTGTTCTGTTGTTAATATTAAACTTAGCCCAGTCTTCTAATGTTCTTTGAAAATATGTGTCTCCGTGACCCGTTTCTTTTCTACCTACAAAATCATTTATATAAGTTTCAATTGCTGCAGCGTGTGCTTGTTTAATATCTTCACTAGAGTTTGGTATTCCACCTAGCTCTCTTTCTGTCACAGACAGTTTGTTATATTTTCTGTCAGGTCTGTTAATTGAATAACCTCTGTAGCCTCGACGCTTGAAATAATACAAGAGTCTAGGTTTATTATTCTCAGCTAATATAGGCATCCCGTAGAATACACAAGCCATTAGAACGTCCTCAAAGAATATCTCAGCAGTCTGAGGCCGAGCTATATATTCTAAAAAAAACATATTCGGAGGCACATCCTCCATTGAAAACTTTGTTAAACCGTGAAGAGATCCATTGGATCCTCTACCGTCCACAGTACCTGATATGTCGTATGGATCGCAGCCAAATGCTCCGCAATGCTCATTACCAGGATGATTAGTACCATTTTTTATATATCTTTTATTTTGAAGATGCGCAGGTGGAACCCAAGTCACTAAAAATCTACCATCTTTATTTGGTACAAATATTACTTTAGTATCTTGTTTAGCGTTCTCCCACTGAAAACTTCCTTTTGTTACTTTTATTGAGTTTTTAAGATCTTCGTTAAAATCTATTTGCTCGTATATCTTTGTCAAGTTAAATAGAGATTGTTTTGATTCATCTCTAAACGCGTGTTTGGTTGTACGTGGAAACTGTCTGTAAAATTCATTTAAACTGTCTTGATCAGACTTTAAACCTTCTACTTCATTGTCCCAATATTCTATTACGCCTTGTGTTATTTTTGTTCCGTGCGGATCTTCAACCCCTTCTTTTGGTGTGTTGAATACAGGAAAGCCATAAGAATCAATGTATCCTTCGTAGTTCCATTCCATAGGTATGAACAAAGAATAGAGTCCTGAGCGTGTCTGTCCATTGGCGTTTCTTTGTGTAACATCTGAATCATTGTAAAGTTTTTTAAAGTTTGCACCACCTTTATCTAAAGCATTTGAGGTACTTCCCATCATGCATTTACCAATAACTCTAGAACCTAATCTTAAACAAGTTCTGGTTACTCGCCAGTTGTTTAATATATTTGTAGGTTTCTCCCACTTTCCACTTTCATCGTGTACTAGTAGTTTTAATTTCTCTCCATCGTAGGAGTTATCACCCGTGTTTTTCCAGTCGATCGTTGTATCAAGTCCGGTGATTTCCTGGAGTTTCTCGTTGGAGTCAAGTTTACGCCTGGTGAATTTCGAGGCGGGGACACGATAGGCGAGTTCAGTTTTGGGTCTGTCCATACCGTCTTGGATCGGCTTGAAGAAGAACGGGTAGTTGACCGAAATCGGTACGACTTTATCCG